GAAGGAGTCAAAGAGGCGGACCTTGATAGCGCTGCACTTTTGATACTTCACGTGCAGGTCCAGTCGCTCTGACGAGCCTTCGACAACGACAGGGCCGCCAGACGTCGCGTCCCACGCCTGCGACTGCAAGATGTTGTCGTTGAAGTCGTTAGACACGTACGCGTGCACCACGTGCCCCGTGTTCCGTTCGCAGGTGATCAGCACGTGTTTCACTCGCTGCCTACCGCCCATGCTCGCGACCTTCAGCCATGGCGTTTCGAGCGAAGAGGTAATCCACGCGGCCCCTGGGTCGAGCCCGGGTGTGCCAAAGTTTTCTAGGTCGACCGTGGATGCATCGCACCAAGCATGAGCACCATTCCAAAACGTCTGGCCCGTGATGCCGCCCGTAGGATCTGAAGTGCCCATGCTCCAGGTGAACCAAGCCTTTCGCAGGTAGTCAAAGACGATAAAGAGCGTCCTGGCTATCGTCTCTGTTCCGGTCTCCGTAGGACGCGTGAACGTGCCCTTGCAGAGCCACACGAGCCAAGAGCGGTCTGGGTCGTGCGCCGCTGAAAGGATCTCGTCGTGGGCACGAAGTGTGGTCTGCACGTTCACGCCAATAAACTCGATTTGCAGGCCTCGGTTGAGCAGGTACAAGCCGCCCTTGCTCTGAAAGGCAATCCCGCCGTCGAACGTCACGACGCTGCGTGCGTCGATGCATCCGGCACTGGCTGTCACGAGGAACGGGTCAGAGAAAGCGCCGTTGGTGCCCGTGTCTGCGGGGCCGTCGCCGATGATGTAGTAAATCCGCGATGCGGTGAAGATGACCAGCTTGTCGTCGAGCGACGCGATAGCTGTGATGCCGTCGGGCGAGTCGTCGAGCCTGACCTGCTGCTGGATGTTGAACCCAGGAGCTTCGCCGCGGACGATTCGTTTGGAGAACCACACGGCCCTGCTGTCGTCGGCCGAGACGAGCCACACGCGGCCCTTGTGGACGGCCACCGCTGTCGACGCGGGCGCGAAGTCGTTGTCGAGCGGGCCGCCCGCATCCTGGGGGACCAGGACGCCATAGTCGAGCGCGGACACCTGTGCGTCGCTGAGCGTATCGGTGTACGTGAAGTCCTGCGCGAGGCGGTTGTTGAGCAGTGGGCTACCCGGCGCAGTGCCAGGCGCAGTGAGGCGATACAGCAGTTCCGGAGCATCCTTCAGACTGCGATAGATGACGACGCGCGCTTCCCTGCTCTGGCCATCGAAGTCAGGCTCGATGCTGATGACATCGCCCTTCCTTGTGAGCGCCGTGTAGGAGATGGCCACGTCAATCGAGGCCAGGTTGTGAGCCGCATCGACAGCCACGTTCATGAGCGACGAGGAGCGGCTTCGATGCGTGTTGCCCTTCTCGTCAATCCACTCGTAATAGGCCGCATAGGTGTAGAGGTAGCCAGGCGAGCCAGCGCCCTCGATGCTCCCAGCGCCAGCGTTGACCGTACTCGTGATGAGCTTGGGCTCGAAGAAAAAGCCGTACTCGACACAGCTCTGCCCGTCGAACCAGCATGTGATTCCGCCCGTGGTCACGAGGCAGTCGTTGACCGTGGCGGTGCCCCAGAGCTTGGGCTGCGTTCGGTCAAAGTCCAACGTGGCCAGGTCGATGCCGGAAGCGACGTTGAAGACGCCAGAACGCTCGTTCGCGTCGGTCTTCACGCCCAGCGGCAAGGTCACCGTTGTGCCATCAACCAGAGGCCTCGGGAGATAGCCATCAAGAGCAAAGTCCGAATCCTCGCCCGGTGCGATGGCGCCGCAGAGCAGCCAGGGCTGGAAACCGCTGGGTGACTCGTCCAAGTACATCAGCGAGTAACCGCGGATGACCGCGTAGAGCGCGCCGCCCATCAGAAACGGCCGTGAGTAGAGGTGAGCGTCTGGGATGAACTGCTCCGAGCCCAGCAGCGCGCCGGCCGTGCTCACCTTGCGCAGAACGGCCCTATAGCCGTTGGGGATTGAGTAGATGCCGTCCCAAAGGACTGCGATGTGTCCGGCCGCATCAAAGCCCACGCTCACCCTGTCCACCGAGGTCGAGCCAGAATGAACCAACGCAGCCCAGAGAGAGGTGAGCGACGTATCCCAAAGCAGCGCCGTGACATCCTCGCTCGGGCCCGTGCTCTGCACGTGTGCGGCAACGGCGATGTACGTTCCGTCGCAGGCAACAGCGATGGCCGCTGGGTGGTTCGAGCCGACCGTGCTGGAGCCTGTCACCGTCAGCGTGTTGACGTCCCACGTCTGGACCGTGATGTTCGGAGCCGCGAAGGTGCCCCAGGCGATGGCGATGATGCCCGCGTCATCGTCCACGGTGCAAGCGTCGTACGGGTCGGTCAACGGCGCCACAGTGATAGCGGCAGACCATGCCAGCGTAGTCGGATTGAACTTCCGAATCTTGAGGTTGTTGGTGGTCAGGTCCTGGTAGAGAAGGACAACGAAGCCGCCGCAGGCGAAGGACACGCTGCGAAGCGCCGAAAACGCCATCGCAACCAGCTGCGTCTCGTCTACCACCACGGCCCCGGTCGCGGCGTCCAGCACCTTGTACATGACGCTGGTGCCAGGAATCACGTAGGTGACCACGAGGTAACCGCCGACGCTGGAGACGTGCGCTCCGCCTGAGCCGATGGGGCCGCGCTGAAGCTGGACCCGCTCGATGCTCGCAGGGCACACGTTGTCCTTGTCTACCCACGCGTCCGCGGCCGTGGACCACGAATAGATGTGCGGAAGTCCCGTGGTGGCGTCGTTCGCGTAGCAAAGCAACTGCCCGCTGAGCGTGTCGAGCCTTGCAGCGGATGCGAGCGTGCCACTACCGACAAGCGTGGCAGGCATCGCCTCGTATCCCTGGCGCTTGTGAAGCAGGCCGTTCTGCGAGTAGACCCAGTTGTCCACCGTCAGCCACGTGGTGGGAGCATCCAGCACCCAGGCGTTGACGGCCTCGTTCAAGCCGCCGACGACGGGGAAGTGCACGAGTTGCGTAGGGAGGCCGGCCGGCATCAGAACACCCACACCGTGAAGGTTGCTGCCGCACTCGAGAAGAACGTGATTCGACGCTCGTCCCAACTGTCACGAGACAGGGTCGCGATAAGCCCGTCGATGTCGGTCACAATCCAGCCTTGCGGCTTCACCCCAAGACCATGCGGAACGGTTATCGAGCCTGCGCCGGTGGTGGTGAAGGTGATAAACCGGCCCTTCAGAAACGGGGCGCGCAACATCGCCCTGATGTCGCTCAGCGTTTCGAGCGCGCGACGGTCTTCGACCGCGTTGCCGGTGGGGTTTTGGCGAACAGAAGTCATCACCACCACCTCGGCCTGACAGGGATGCCCCACAGAGCGCCGCTATCGAGCAGTCCTTGGGTGTCCTGTACGCGTTCCGGCCGCCCGCTGTCGCGGTTGTCAGCGAGCGCGGCGATGCGGGCCTCAATGCGTGCAAGGTCGCGCTCAAGGTGCCGCGTGTCGCTCTCCTCCTCATCAAGAAGCGTCATAGCCACGCGAATGACTACGAATTCCTCCCAGCCGTTGATACCGTTCACAACGGGGTCAGCAGGCGGGCTTCCGAACGCTTCGGTGGAAGCCCGCGGGATGTACGCGATGCGGACCAGAAACGGCGCTGCCGGCAGCGGTCGGAGCTCCAGCATGTCGAGCCTGTCCGGATTGAACGTGGCATCGTTCTGATACCCCCTGAGCATGTACTGCGTGCCATAGGGCGAATCGAACGCCGTATTCGTGACAGCAGGACGTTCTTGATCCATGAACGGCTGGACGAGTTGCCAGCCGTTGGCCTGCGTCTCGAGGTTGACAGAGATTGGGATGAAGTGCCCAGGAAGCAGCGGCGTTGCTGGCATCACGTAGGGCGTCGCGTTCTGGTTCACCATCACCGACAGGAGCTTGTAGAAGTCCGCCGGCAGGAAGAGCTGAGGCACGTTGGCGACGGTGAGCGCCTCGGCTTCGCACAGGTAGTAGTGCGCGCCACGTGCCTCGATAAGTTTGTCGTAGAGCTCGGCCACTGCTTCACGCACAAGTCGGTCCACCTCACCAGTGTCCGGGAACTGGGAATTTTCCATTTTCGCACGCCGCAGCGCGCGCGTTCCAAGCTCTGAGATGGTGACGACTCGTGCCATTGGCTAAGTTGCCCCCGATGTCCAGGAAGTCGACGTTGACGTGAACCCAAACGTCATCGCCCTCCACCGGCACATCCGTCACCGAATAGAGCCCCGAGACAGGATCTTGCGACAGGTAGGTGACCTTGAACTTCGCGATGGCATCGGGGCCATCAACGATGGCAGATACGCTCGCTCTCGGCGCTCCATTTCCGCCCGCTACCGAAGCCGTCACTGTGAGCATGTTTCGGTATGCACCGTCAAAGGCGACATCCCAGACGTTGACGGCATCGAAGGTGACGGCAACGCCCTCCCCAAGCACGTCCGTTGGGTCGCTGGTGCCGTTGCACCTGAACCGAAAGGACTGGTGTTTCACGCCGAATACGCGGTGTGCGTAATGCTTATCGTGCTCAACGTCGCTCATGGCGTTCTCCAAGCGAACAGAGGCCCCGGTGTCACCCGGGGCCCCAGTTCAATACCGGCGCGACGAGGGCGGACCCCCATCTTCCTCTTCATCGTCATCTTCCTGGCAGGCCATCCAATGCGCCTGCAGAGCGGTGTCGACTCCCTTTGTGTCCTTCGCCTCGATGGCATCGAGCAACGCTTGCGCTGCATCCAACCTCTCGGATGAGGAATCGCCATCTTCGACTCCCTCGGCGCCCTTGTCCTCTTCCGGCTTGTCCTTGCCAGTCATCGGTTTGCCCTTTTCAGGCATCCCGATTGCCAGCATCAATCCGCCCTTCGGTGAGGCCATGGTCAGTGCGCTCCCTGGTCGTCGAAGTCGACGGAGAAGTAGATCCGCACCGCGTCACCGGCCACGTGATTGGCCGCCTTGAAGAGCTGGTCTGCCGGGTCTTGTTCGAACAGACGCACATTGAACGCTGCGGCATTGCTAGCGCCTTCAACGATCGAGTCGTGCTGACACAGCGCTGGGTTGGCCGTGTTACCAGGCTGCGTGTGGATGCTGACGATCTTCCTGTATGGTCCGTCAAACGTGACCTTCCACACGCCAGTGGTCACGTAGGCAACCGAGAAGCCTCGACCGCCAGTGGTGACAGGGTCGCTGGTGCCGTTGGGAACGAAGTAACCGCTGTTGCTCTTGCAACCCGAGAGCCGGTGCCGCTTGAACTCGTGATTTTTCGTGCTCATGGTGTCCTCCTCGAGGAGGGCAGGGCCCAGCCGATAGCTCCGGTCGCCCAGAGTTATCGGCTAAGGGCCACCGCCAGCTAAGGGCTCAACCGGCAGGGTCGCGACCGCGTTGTAGCCAGGAGCCGAGCACGCGAGCTGCGAGTAGCTCCTCATGCGGATTTCCACGCTGTCAGAGTCGCTGTCGCGCAGCATCTTCAGCGTGTCGTCGTCCACCGTGTGAATGAGGTCACCGGCCGACCAAAGGGTCCAGGTGTTCATCTGCAGAATGAACGCCTTGCCGCGAGGGCAGTTCAGGTCCCCAACAACCCTCACCGGGCCCGTGGACCCAATGAGTTTGACCGCCTCGAACCCGATCTGCGGCGCCTTGAGGTCGACGGAGGTGTAAACCACCTTCGAGCCCAGCGCGATGACCAGGTCCTTCAGGTCGAGCGGGTGCAAGAAGACGGTGTCCGGCTTGCCGCCCTCGCGCCCGAGCAGGCTGATACCCTTGAGGAGCGTCTCCTCGATTGTCGACTCCGCGGTGATGCGCAAGCCGCCGAGACGAGTAACGTCTGCAGTACGGTCGACGCCGAAAAACGCAGTTGCACCCGGTGCGGTGCTCGGCACCCACGCGGCGAAGCCAGACAGTTTGCTGCCATAGTCGCCCGATTGGAACAGGTAGTTGCCGTTGGCAATACCGTTAATTGCCGTGGCCGCATTCCAGTTGACACCACCCGTGGTGGTGATGGTGCCACTGATGCGATCAATCGCGCTGATGACAGCACCGACGCCGCCCGTGATAGCAACGCCACCGACGCCAGGAGTCGTGCTCCCGTCGATGGTCATGCCCACCTCGAAGTTCACGATATCGTCGGGCGTGGCGAGCGTGATGGTGGGTGTGCCCGCGCCAGAGCCAATTACGCCAATGACGCCGCCGCCGTCGCGGAAGAGCGAGGAGGCAATCGAGCGGCTCTCGCTGTAGGCCATCGATTCGATTTCGGCCTGAAGGCCGGCGTCGATGGCGCCCTTGTCACGCGCGGTCTTGATGCTGAGCGCGTCGATGCCGCCAAAACAGTAATCGCGCGCGAGTGTCAGCAGGAACTTCTTACCGCTCGATGGGTTCTTGAGAGCCTTCGCGCGGGCAAAGCTGGCCGAGCGGCCAGTCTGGTTGGCATAGCGCAGCGGGATGGCGACGTTCTCGCCAGCGAAGTCCGTGCGCTTCTTGACCATCGCCAGGGCAGGGCTATCCTCATAGCCCACGCTGGCCAGGCCATACGGGTAAATGGTCTTGAGCAGATAGCTCAAGGTCGTGTTGGTAGCGTTGGCCACGTGGCCTCCGGTTCCGGCTTATGCGTGCCGGATAAACACCCGCTAAGCGGGTCAGACGAACGCTCGGACAGTCGGCACGTGGCCGGCAGCGTTCGCCGTCTGTGTAACGGGCACCGGAGGCTGGCGGTGTCCGGGGTTTAGAGTCTCCCGTGGACTTGCTAGCCAGTGTACGCAGAATCGTTGCAAATGCAACTATTGCTCGCGCATCAATCGCCGCTCAACAGGTGCTCTCTGGCCCACTGGGCGTAGAGTTCGCGCTTCTCCGTCTCGGAGAGCTCTCGAGGCGCAGGCTGGCCCCGTTCGCCCGCATCGCGGTTGTCAATTGTCGTGCTGGGCCTCTTGCCCGCCTTCTTGGCCGCCTCGGCCGCAGCGGCTTCTGCGGCTGCCTTGCGCTTCTCGCCGGCCTGGCGGATTTGGGTGTGCCGCTCGTTGAGGCGCCGCTCAATCTCCTCGGCTATCTGCCGCAGCGTCGGCGGCTGGCCGTTCTGCCGGGCCAGCTGGTCGGCAACGGCGTGCCCCGTGGCGACCAGTTCCTCTGGAGCGTAGAGCGAGGCCTCGGGGAAGTCTCCACCCTGGATGACGCCAAGGAAGTTCTTCTCGGCCTGCTGTACGTAGGCGCGCTGTTGGGCCTCGGCCTCCTGCTGCTCTCGGGCCTTGCGCGCAGCGCGTTCGGCTTCGAGTTCCTTCTGCAAGGCACCGATTTTCTCGTCCGGCGTGCCGCGCTTCAGCATCGCCTCGGTGTAGGCGTCGTAGTTGAACCCCAAAGCCTTCATGGCCTCCGGGTCGCCATCGTTGGCGCGCACTACCAGCTGGCGGTGCTGCTCCAACTGCTTGGCCTGCTCAGCCAAGGCGGCCTGCTGACGGTCGAAGTCCGCACGAGCGCGCGCCAAGTTCGCCTCGCCCTCGCGTACCTTGGCTTTGCGGCGGGCCATCTTCTCCGCGACGGCTTGCGCAATCTTCTCCGCGCGTGCCTTGACCGGGTCAACCGCCGGCGCTTCCTTGCCCTCAGGGGCGTCGCCTTGGGCCTGTGCGGTGGTGTCCGGAGCCTCCACGGGGGCTTCGGTGGTCTCAGTCGTGGTGCTGGTGTTCTCGTCGGCCATGGTTTCTCAGGCCGCCATCCCGGGCGGCATCGGGGAAGGTGGAACCGCCATATCCGGCGGCATGGGGCCGGCCTCAGGGCCAGGCATGGGAGGCGCGACACCGGGCGGCGGCGCTGGTGGCTGCATCAGTTGCTGTGTTGCCACGAGGAACCGGCGCAGCAGGTCCAGGTTCTCCTCGGGCACGTTGCCAAGCACGGCCTTCTGGTAGTGCAAGGCGCCCAGCTTCAGCGCGAGCTGAAGGTCAAAGAACGGCTCGGGGGCGATGTACTGCCCCTCCGTGAGCATCCTCTCGAAGATTTGTTCGAGCAGGTCTCGAGGGGCATCTTCAAGCGCGAGCTCGGCCTCGATATCGGGGTCGCCCGAGAGGCGCTTGGCGGTGGAAGGTTCAATCCAACCGCTGTTGGCCATCTCGTCAATCACAGCCATGCGGCCAGCCGGGTCGTTGGGCAGCGAGGAGACGGGATAGGCCTGCAGGATGTAGCTCTCCTCGTCTAGGTCAACCTCGCTCCACTTGATGCGCTCGGCGGTGCCTCGGCGCTTCGGGTCGCGGTAGACGACGTCCACGTCAGCGTCATCCTCGGCCAGCCTGCGCATGAGCCTGACGAGCTGTCGGGACACCTCGAGGTAGAAGTCCTGGTAGCCCTTGCTCCAGTCGACGAAGCGCTTGCTCTGCATGTCGGCGAAGACGCGGAGCGCCTTGCCGCTGTCGAGGCCTGCGGGTTTCATCGCCGATGCCGAGAGTTCGCTTACCCCCGTGACCTGAAACGACTTGCCCCAGAGGCGGTCAAGCTGTGCAACCAACTCAGGACTGACGGTCTGCGCGACCATGAACGTCGGTGGCTCACCCACGAAATAGTGAATGGCCATCGGGTCGTTATTGAGCTGTCCCGTGGCGAGCCTCGAAGCCTTGTTGATGAACGTGCGCGGCACCGCGAACGCCAGCGCCTGACGAATGCGCTCAATCGTCAGGTTGATTTCGTACTGCAGCCCCGTGACCTCTTCGGCGATGCCCGCAGGCCAGAAGCCCATGAGCGGGTCGTCCCAGTGGAAGAACACGAACGGGAAGCCGTCCTGCTCGTCCCAATCCTCATCGAACAGAAGCTGATTCTCGATGCAGATGACGTGTCGCCCGTCGTTCGCCTCGGGGCCGCTCGATAGGTGCCACGCCTCGACTACCAGCACCTGGTCAGCGAGAGGGTCAAGCTGCGAGAAGTGCATTCCACCGGCCGGGTCGAGGTCGATGCTCTTCGCGTTGGCGATGGCCTGCTTGAACTTCGGAAACTTCGCTCTGAGTACGCTCCGATCGACCCACTTCGTTTGGTAGAGGCTGCGCGGTTCGCCGTAGTGGCCGTCCGCCTCTTCCACGTGGAGCTCCCACGGGAACGTGAGTTCCACGCAGGGCTTCTTGTTGCGCGAGAAGACCTTGACGCAGCCGGTGCCGAACACCGCGCTGTGAAGCGCTGCGCGACGTGCAGTCTTGTCAAACTTCGTCTGGTAGATGACGCCGGCCGCGAACTTCGTCAGCTTCTCGGCCTTCTTTTGCTCGTCATAGTCACCGCCTGTGGTGAGGAACCACGGGCGCGGCGCAGGGCCGCTCACCAGGTCCGCGCGCACGGTGCGAGAGAGCACCTTGACGATATTCAGCGACAGTCGCCCGTAGCTGGGTGTCGCTGGGAGCGAGTAGGCTCGAGGGCTAAGGCCCAGCGCGGGCAGGTCGCCGAAGAGACGAAGCGCGCGAAGCAGTGCCTGCTGCCGGCCACCCTGGCGCTCATACACCTGACGCATCACGCCGTAGACACGCTCCGCGGTCTCGTCCTTATCGGCACTCCACCAACGGGTTTCTGCGTCCAGCATCGTTCAGCCTCCCCCAGCGCTCGCATAAAGAGTGACGTTGTACTCGTCCTGCGCTTTGCGCTGGAGCTCCTCGGGTGTCAGGCGCTCATCGCTCGGTGCGGGCTCGGTGTCGTGCATCTGGTAGGGCGCCTGGCCGAGCTGCAACGAGGACACCGGCCCCTCGTTGAAGGTCGCCACAACCACACCGGCTTTGCGCATCGCTGCAGCGAGCTCCACGATGCTCTCCGCCATCTCTTTCACTCGTTCAGCCATGACGTGCTGCCTCCGTGTCCCTCGGCCCACCAAGGGGCATCTGCGGCGCGCTGGCGCTGCGCCATGTGGTCATCAAACTGCCGCTGCTCCTCGACGCGGTCGTGCTCGGGCGTGCCGGGCGCAGGGCCCGCATCGGCTATCTCGGCGCCGTACTCCTGCCAGAGAGCAAGGACGAGTGCGGACACGAGGTCACCGTGTCCACCAGGGCCACGCGGGCTCGACACCGATAGGCCGCCGCCGCTCACAGGACGTGCTGTCACCTCGCGCAGCTGGCGCAAGAGGCGCTCATCACGTGGCAGTCGCACGCGTCCCTCGCGCATGAGCGTCCTTGCCTTGACGTAGGCATTCGCCTTGCCGCTCTGCCCCTCGGGCGCTGCGAGCAGGTAGAAGCTATGCGCCTCGAGATGCTCTCTTACGGCCTCGCGATAATGGCCGTCAGCCATGACCGCCTCACCGCCGCGCTTCTGCATGTGGCGGGCAAACTCGGCGCATACGCGCGAAGGCTTCAGCGGCGCACCGGGCTCGGGGCGCACCTCGAGTAGGGAAGCGACGAGCGCGACACCATCGCGCCAGTACGCAGTGGCCAAGGCGCTGGAGTCGTGGACGAAGCCGAAGTCACCACCGTGCACCACGACATCACCAGGCTTTGGCTTCGTATCGACGCATAGAGAATCATCGATACACCGGTCAAGCGTAGCCTCGTCGAAGAACTGCGAAGCGCTGGCATCAAGGAACTCGGCGCCGAATTCCACCCGCCACGTGTCGGGGTTGCGCTGCTTCTCACGTGCCGAGATGGCGAGCGTACGCGGGTCTGAGCGCATCGCATCGGTCATCGCCTTGACCACCGTGGCGCCGCTCGGCTTGCCCCAGTTGTCTCGAAAGAGCGTGTACACAAGGCCGCTGCGCACCCACGGCGAGCCCTTGATGAGCACCTGTCCGCCGACGAGCAGACGTGGACCGATGGCGTTGTAAATCTCCTCGTCGTTCACCTTGTAATCGCCGTCTCGGAAGAACGCAGCCTCCTCAAGGAAGGCTGCCAAGATGTTCTTGCCGCGCACAGCGCCACCACCAGCGGACGCCGCAATCTGCTCGTAGAGCACCCGCTTCCCGTCAACGCGCTCGATGAGGATTGACTCGGCCTTCTCCTCGCGGATAAGCGCCGCAAGCCGTGGGTGCTCATGCAGCCAACCGCGGAGCATGTCGAAGCATTCGCGCCCCTGCTTCATGCTCGGGGCGACGATGGGTACGAAGGCCGACTGGTGCCGCGCGAGCATGGGCAGCGGCACCGTCACGCCAAGGTGCACGAGACGCAGCGAGGCGTTGCAGGTCTTGCCCGAACCACGGCCGCACACCCATTCGATGACGTCGCGCGCTTCGGGTGGGATGGTCTCAACGTCACCGAAGAGCTGGCGAGCGAGCTCGCGCTCTGCGCCTTCGAGGTCGCGGGGCTCCAGGCCGTCGTAACAGACCTTCGCGGCAACCAGCTGCCCCGGCTCGAGCACGACGCCGAGTTCGCGGCAGAACGCCGTGAACGCGATGGGCTTGCGAGCGGGGGCGGCGGTCACTTCGCCTCCGTCCCCTCGAGCCTGGCGACGACCTGCCCGAACGTCTCGCCCTTCGCATCCACATGCTCTCCCGAGTGACCCACCGGCAGGACGCAATCGGCGAGCAACTTCCACATGTCGAACGTGCGCAACTGCTGCGTGCAGCTCATGGTGATGCGCTCTTGAGGGTCAGGCTTCACTTCCCCCCCCTCCGAGGCCTTGAGAAGCGCCGCGTTCAGTCGCTCTCGGGCCTCGTCGACAAGCCTCATGCTTGCTCGCTCCACAGCCCTCATGCGAGCCGTAATCATGTCGCCTGACCCTTCGTTGAACTCTGTTTCGCACACCGCCTCGAAGGCGAGATGTTGCACTCGCCTCGCGCTCTCGAAGTCTGCGTGAGCGTTGAGCACCTCGCGGAACCAGGCCTCGGCGGTCACAGAACCACCCCCATGCACTGCGGGCACCCGGCCGTCCCCGCCGCGGCGCAGCCATCGCAGCGGGCCGGGCTGTCAACGACGGCTCGAACCTCGCCGTTCGGCACGATCACCACGCGATGAGGGCGAGGGTCGCTCAAGATGGCTTCGAGCTCGGCCAAGGTGGGGCGAGGCCTCGGTGCTGGCGCCTCCAAGGCGTCGAGCTTCAGCGCCGATAGGAACGGCCGCTCGCTCTCGCCGTAGCGGGCAACGAGGCAGTCGAGCGTCGTAACGCCCTCGGGCAGCACAATAGGCTCCTGCGGCCTCGCCGAAGCGCACGAGTGTTTCTCGCCCGGGATGAAGTACTGCCCGCAGAGCCTGCAGCGAAAGACGGTCACTCCGCCCCCTCTGGCTTGGTGTCCAGGGCGGCGAGGGCATCGATGAGCGGCCTGGGGGCGCGCAGGATGTAGAAGCCCTCTGCGGTTGGCGGGCCGAGGTGCGCTCTGGCTGCCTCCGCCACCCTCCGGAGCTTCTCTACCTCGGCGCGCAGGGCGTCGCGCTCCTGCTCGCACTCCCTCAGCCGCACCAGCGCGACCGCGTGGGGGCACGAGCAGCGGCACGGCAGGTCGCTCACTTCGCCTCCGGCTCGAACCACGGCTCGTCGCCGTCGGTCACCTGCACCTGCTGCCGCACCGGCGCGTTCGCCCCGGTCACCTGCGCGATGACCTTCGCCGCGTCGAGCTTCACCTTGGCCCGCTTGCTGTGGTCCTTCTCCTGCGCGGCGTCCTCGAGGGCGCTCTGCGCGATGGCTACGACCTGGGCGCGGGCGTCCCCGGCGGCGGGCATCGCGGCCCGCAGGAACGCGCTGGCCTCGGCGCTGTCGCCCTCGATGGTCTTCGTCGCGTAGCCCCAGTGGGCCGCGAGCTGCGGCGCGCTCTCGCCCCGGACCCAGAGCCCGGCGCCCATCAGGCGGGCGATGAAGGCCCGGCGCTCGGGGGCTTCGGGCTTGCCGGCGGGGGCCGGGGGCCAGTGGGTGGGGAGGGTCAACGCGCCCTCCGAGGCACGAGGCGGACGACGCGGGGCTTGGGCTTGTCCGGGGGCTGTCGCCCGGCGAGCGTCGCCGCCGCATCCTTGGCGGCAGTACGGGTGGCGTATCTGGTCGCGTTGTGCTGGCACTTCGACAGGAACGGCGTGAGCCACGTCGCGTCGAGATAGGCGTCGCCTCGTTTCACCACCCAATGTGCCACGTGCGCCAGTGTGCCAGCGGCACAAGTCAAGGGCAAGTTCTGGCACATGTGGCTCACCGGCAGTCCGGGCATTCGCACTCCACGACGTCGAGCCCCTCCGCCTCGGGGAACCGCTCGACGATCGTCCGGGCCCCGCATCCACCGCACTGGAGCTCCACCCAGCACTTCCGGCAGGGCGCCTTCGTAGTCCCGCACCTCGAGCACTTCCAGGCGCCGCAGGCTTGGTCGATGAGTCGTTCGATGGGGGTAGGCATGGGGGTCTCCGGTTCGGGTTGGCACAATGACGCAGGGTTGGGAGGGGTCCAACTGCCGACTTGAAGTGGGCGGTTGCCCGCCGGCCCCACGTTGCCCCAGGACGCCCGTTTGCCGGTCGGCCCTGGCATGGGTAGCCACCGGCACCCGAAAGGGCCGGCAAGGGGCAGCCTGGCGCGCGGGTGACCTCCGGCGGGCGGGTGGGGCTGCCGGCAACCTCGCCCGTTCACCCCGAGGCCCAACCCCGGTTGGCTCGGCGCGAGAGTCAGAACCCCAGTTGCCGCGACGGCCGGAACCCC